TTTTTTTTTTCAAGCAGAAGACGGCATACGAGATAGGAGTCCGTCTCGTGGGCTCGGAGATGTGTATAAGAGACAGCTCTTAAGCTCTTCCCGCACTGAGGATATCAGAAAGGCCTCCATCTGCTCAAGAGAGCATTTGAACTCCTCTTCTTTTGTTTCCTCAGTTTCCTCTTCAGGAGCTTCTTCAAACCCCTCTCTCTCAATTGCGGTTTCACTCATTGTTCTCTCCTCTTTAATTTAGTCTGTTGCATTATGCAACACTCTATACAGCCTCGACTGGAATAAGGTTACCTTTGTCGACCTGTCCAGCTATCTGCTCAGTAGGTGCTGTCTTTGACTTTATTTCAAAGTCAGTTATATTCTTTGCTCCTATCTTTCTTGCTATGTGCTTAAATATTCTCACCATATCAAACTTTGGCAGTAAGTACTCACTCTTTGACAGAATTTGAAACAATGAGACCCATGAGTCAGCATACTCTCCTCCCGGCACAGAGCCATCTGCAAATAGTACATCATAGTTTATAGCTAAATCACTTGGAGATACATTGGGATACTCCATCTCAGTAACTCCATATTCCTCCCTCAAATTAACCTCCCACTCTCCAGTAATCTTAATATAAACTTCTTCCTTCATCAACTGCTGAGTATGCTCAGCGAAGAACTCAGCAATATCAACCATACTTTGCATACTGACTAATTTCGCCATCTTCTCTAACCTTGAAGCCGCTCCCATTTTTGTCTCTCTAAACTCTGTAGCACTCCTTCTTTCACCGCCGGCCCTCATTATCCCTTGTAACATATCAGATGCACCAGACACCCTTTGGATAATGTCAAGAATAAAACCGGCGTCATCTATATTCCCCCTTGTAACGTCTTTCACATCCAACTGCTTTATAGCATTCTCAAGTCCTCTACCCCAAGCTTGCTTCCTCATCCTAATCAGTTTACCAGGTGCAGGATTTCTTAAATCCCCTGAGTATATCAACTGAGGGTCATACACTATCATATCATTTACTGCCTTCCTTACATTAGCTATATGCGAGGTAAACAACCAGTCCAATGTATCCTGCAGTCCAGCCACTTCCTCTAAACAAGATATTGGAGTAGCAGTATAGCCATCGGTAGTGGATGAACAAACGGTCAAAGGATACCTCTCATGGTCTAACCCCAAGGGCTTAGCCTGAATCAACACCTCATTACCTACAAGAGCAAAAAGCCACTTCTCAGGATAGTCGCCCCTTCCTAGTCCAGCCTCCTCTGGAATTAAATTAACGTACATATAAAGAATGTCCATAGGTCTTGTGGAAGTATGAACACCTGTTGACCCTCTTGCTTTATCTTCTACAGCCTTTATTCTCTCCTGCCTACCCTCCTCCATAAAAGTACTTCTACCAGTAATATGCCTTAAATACTTAGCATTAAAGATGTCTCCATCACTAGCCCTTTCATCTGAGAGAATCTCTAATCTATTTGTCCTAACTACCCACCCTTGATACTCACTCCTTTGCACATCACAAACAGCTACATTAGGGTCAGGCAGATAACAATAAGGGTCTATATTCTCTAGTGCATTTCCTTCAAAGACTACTCCCCTCTCAGACTTCGTCTTTCTATCAGGAAGTGGTATCCACCTTCCCATAAAGTCATACAGTCCTTGACCCTTCTTAGTTATAGCCTTCCTGCCCATCCTCTTGACCCAAGTAGGAGTAACAACCCCAAGCCCATAAGCAAACATATCCCTCCACTGAGTATGCAAGTTCAATCCCACCTTCGTTTTTTGACAGTGGATATTTACTACATGCTCTAAAAGGGCTGCTCCTACAGCATCGTCCTTTCCTCCTATTCCCTTATATCTAAAGATAACATCATTGAGGAAGACAGCCACCATATATGTTAGTAAAGTTTCCATAGTAGCATAGGTAATAGGCACTACCACAGGTATATCTTTCTTCTTGTCCTTTTTAGCAGCCACTAAGGTTTCCGGAGAAACAAAGGCAGTTAAAAACTTGTCTATGGCTGACCAACTGTTGTACCTACCCTTCATCTCATTAGAGCTCTCATTAGCATACCTTATCAGCATGTCAACTATCTTCTTATGAGTATCTGACCCAGGCTTCAAGTCAAGATCTCTTGGGTACTTGTACTCATAGTTAGCCTGACTTGGAGGTAAAGGGCTCTCCAAACTACCTTCCCTTTTATCTATGATGTAAGCCATTCTATCTCCTTTTTCCTTCTTGAGTTTATCATACAGATTCCCCTCTAATCTCTAAATTAAAGTAGTATGGACCTTCTACAGGGCCTAAAGGAATAGGACGTAGAGTTATACCACTCAAAGCAATCTCAAACTGCGTAGTTGTCTCAGAGCCGTCAACGACATTTGCTCCTCTATCCTGAAGTGGACTAACAATAATTATAGGAGCAGCAGCAAAGTCCGGCACTGTAAGTCCATCATCATCAGTCAAACTAGCAAAGGTAACAACCTGAGGATTATCCTGCTCTCCTGTTACCTGAAACCTCTTCACATAGTAAACTCGCTTCAGCGTCCCACTTCCAGCCCCTGCAATGTCCACCTTCCTGACAACTTCAGTATCGGCCAACGGGGCCGTATCAAGCAACATTTGTCCTTCCGCCCTTAAAACCACCATCGATAAAGTAGGGTCATCTACGTAGAGATCTGCATCATCGTATAAAAAAGGCCCAAAAGGACCGAGCCATATCTGCCGAATGGCCATATCCTACCTCAATCCCAGAGTGTTGCATAATTCAACACTCTATTAAATGACACCGTATTCTTCATAGAACTCCTCTAACTCAAAGTCCTTATCATAATGCTTCTTATCTAATCTGTCCTGCTCCTCTATCTTCTCAAACTCCTTTTCAATCATCTTATCAGTATTATACTTTGTGAAATATCTATCACCCTCAGCCATCATCAGAACTACATAGGCCAGGCAGTCCATTAAGTCCCATCTCTTGCTTCTTGGAAAGCTTAGTAACTGAACTTCAAGTCCTACACAGGCAAACTCATTATGTTCTACTGAGCCCAAACTATAATAAGGAATAAGAGCCCTAATCCTATCAATCTTATGTCCCCTAGCGTGCAGCTCTACCAACTCAATACTCAAGCCCAGTCGGGAGATCTCATTCCTGAGGGGCTGTATTATAAACTCATGCAGAGACGTAACCTCAACTCCCAACACACTCGCATTAATTCTAGCACACATACCAAGAGTTTCTTTGTACATCTCATCAGGGAACATCTTCCTACCTATAGCCTCCCTGACTTTAATCTTCTCTCTATATATATCTATCCCACAGCCAACTATACCAGTCTCAGCACTTGACAGCTTCTTAGTCTTGGCAGGGTCAAGGATTACTATATTCTCAAGTCCTGGACTTTCATTCAACTCCTTCTCTGTTTGCTTATAATAAATAAACTTCTTAAAAGGCTTGTCCTCAGGAGCCATAGGAAGATTTCGTCTCTCTCTATAAAAAATCTCCTGTGTTCCCCTCCTCCTATGTTCCTCATATTCAGCCTTAACCATATCGTCAGTCATATAAGCTGGCCAAACCGACTTAAAGTCATCATCACACAAAGGTATGTTAATGTGCTCCCAAGCAGGGTCATCTTGCAACTGCAGTACTAACGAGTCCTCGTGCAATACAGTTCCAGATACTACCATTTTCCAGAGAGGGCCTCCCAACCCTAAATCCAAAGTATACATAACATCACTGAAGAACCACTCTACTGTTTCCTTCCTATGTTCTTCATTCTCAATGTACTTCGGGTTCTCTATATCATCCGCCAGCCATAAGTCAGGCCTATGATTACCTAACAGCAAGCCTCTAACCTGCTGTTTACTACTTCTTGGCATTACATTACCACCAAGAACTCCATCACGAAAGCGTACTCTCCAACGTTCTTTAGTCCACTGACTTTTATCCTTCAAGCTGCCAAACATCTTCTTAATCGTATCATTAGTTTCAGTCAGCTCAATCTTTAAGTTCTCGGACTGCATTTCAGCATGAGTATAAGTGCAACCCAAAGGACAGATAAAATGACTCTCTTTAAACAGCAGCCTCATTCCAGCAAAGGCCTTCAAAATCAGAGAGGTCTTTCCCATACCCCTAAAACCTAGAACGGCCAGCTTCTTTACTGTAGGGTCTTCCAGCTTCTCAAACAGCTCCTCATGGCATTTCCCAAACTCCCTAAAAAAGATGTCTGGAAAAAGGGTATAGCAGGTCGATTTTAGAGAACCATAACAGGAAGCTAAAACTTCCTCTTGCTTCTCCTTTATCTCTCTTGCTTCGTTGGGTCGCATACTTTTACTACTCCCTTTCGAGAAATAACTCTGTCATTGACCTTACTATTTACCTCTAGAGCCCTTATTTGAAGGTCCTGGGCTTCCGTTATACTTACCGTCATTCTTATCCTCAAAATCTACAACGCATTCAAGCTGAAGCATATCCACAGCAGATAGCAAACTTCTTGCCATAGGAAACTTCTTTCCACAAAAAGGGCAAAGCACTTCAGAATTAGTTGTGAGATGAGATAGGTCTATCTTCATCTTCCTACAGTTTGCAATCTCTGTCTTCTGCTCCAGCAACTCCTCCATCGCATTATTGGCTAACTCCTGGTCAGATATGACTCCATCAACCAAACTAACATTAGCAAACCTAAGAGTCCCATCATCGTTTAGAATAGGGTCTCCCTTACTATTCTTCTGACAATACTTCTTCAATATCTCAAGTTTAACTTCCTGAAATGACCTTATAATAGGGTCGCACTTCTTCAGAAATTTGGCCAAGTCAAACTGCACCTTGGGAGTCAGTTCCCTCGAACCAGCCAGCCTAACAAGAACTTGAGACTGCGTCAACGTCTCTATGTCCCGATTTGATAAAATTAAATCTTTCACTCTCTCCTCCTAGTATAATTGCCGTTCTGATATCTTATCTCAGTTGTTTCACACCATTTATTGCACGATACTGATTATTAACTCCGTTTAGTGCTCTAAACCGTTTACCTGTGATTACTGGTCCTTCCGTGTAATAAATAAACGCTCTTGGTCGTGCAGTATGGTCAACTGTTTCTTTAGTTTCTGCATATATATCTTCTGTCAAAGCACCACTACTTAATCTCATCCCGTTATTAGCATAAGCGGCACCCCCTCCACACCACTGCGACGCACAGTTTCCAAACTGTATATACCATAAAGCATCACTATGATTAATACTTGTAACATCAATATTTGTACCGTATATATCAGTAGTTGTACTCCGTCCACCTGCTATTGTCCACGCATTAGCATGTGCATAAGAATTCCAAGTCGGCTCTCCAGCAATAACATCATCGCCCACACCTCTTCCTTCAATTAAAGCACGTCTTGAATTACACATCGTATCATTTACTGTAAGTGAACCAGCTTGTCTTGTTAATATCAACACTGCCGAATCAATAGTTGCTGTTGACGGAATTCCTGATGGGTCAACCCAATACAATACTGCCGAATGTTCAAGACTGTGTTGAATCATAGCATAACCAGCCTGCTTCCCTGCGTTAGTATTTAAGTAAACAGTACGTATAGAACAATCCCAATATTTACCTGTATCTGCATCTGTACTATCAATCGTAATTGTAGGGTCAATTATTAAAGGAAAACTTATCGTATCTTTATTAAAATAAATTAAATATTCTTTTCCATCAAATTCGGTTAGTAATTCAACTTCGTTTCCATTAGCATCTATCGCTGTCGGAACAGGAGTCGTAAACTGGCTTCCGTATTTGAGTTGCCCCTTATCATAAACAATATCTAAATTAGATTTAAGGCTCATTATAATACTTGAATTCGCAGTATTATCTTTAATTATATAAGTTTCCTTAATTCCTTCGGGGTAAATTAATTGTTCTACGTCAATGCCGTTCCATGCATCTTTATAAGTAACTTTGTTATCTTTTACCTTACCCTTTACGGAAGCCGCACCTTTAAATTTCCATGAGACTATATCATTATAAAACTTCACGGTATGAGTCGAATCTGCTCTATAACCCATCTGTGTATAAAAATCGTTCTTGGCAAAATGTGTCTTCTCTGATATAACCGATTCTACTAAATTATTATCACGTTTCTTATATTTTTTGGTATTCTTATCGAAATAATTTATGTTACGCCCTATTTCAAGTATCTTCTGATTGCCCACGCCATTATGTAGTGTAGTATGCTTATCAATTTGTTTCTGAGCATAACACGGCGGAATAGCGAACAAGAATATTAAAATTGTAAATAATAACCGCTTCATTTACGGTCTCCTGACGTACTTAAAGTACCGCATTACCGGGTCATCAAGATAAGCAATACCAGTATTATTGTTTAAGTATACCTTGTAAATTAACCGCATTACATCTCTGGGTACCCAAGCACACTCATTCTGGTTTATTAACCACTCTATTTCCTGAGCGTGTGATGATGCCCCTGCTATTAAATTGTTTGCCCCTTGAATTATTGGAGTCCATGAATTATAAGTTATTATAGCGGCTCTTTGAATATGACCAAGCGTATCTTCGGTTACTCTACTTGCTAACGGTATTAATCCGTCTTTGCCTATAAATAGCCGGACATTCGCAGTACCGTTAACAAATCCATTATGTATAATTGCCGTATCTTCTTCAAATCCCGCAAAATCGCTTGGAATTGAAAAATCTAATATAAACCCGTAAATCTGCTTGGTAGAACTATCTGTTGTAAACTTAATTACTGTTGGTCTTGTTCCGTCTGTTTGTACACTATCAGTGAAAACCACATCCTGAACATTTACCCTACAACTATCCTTAAATTTACCTAAACTATCAGCAACCCCGTCATATATATTAAGCCGTTTAGTAACGAGTTCCTTATCATAGATTTTAGGTTTATCTGCTTTTGTCTGTTGTATAAAACCAGCATCACCCCAAAGATAAAGTTTACTGTCAAAAGTTATTGTACCAACCTGCGCGTCCAAATACCAAAGTGGGTCGTTGTTATTATGAAGTTCCTGAAAGATTATTCTTGTATTAGGATTAGTAGCATCCTTTACAAAAAAGACATTATTAAAATTCTGACTGTTCTCCCCTGTAACATCAGATATTGCAGGAAGTTGTGTGATTGTACGGTCTAAAGTAAAAGTATTTCCAAGGTCTGTACTTTTATATCGTTTAATCTGCCCACCTTTATTTGATACATAAGTCCCGCCAGTAGTCTGGTTTTCAGCGATATAAATATAAACTGTATCATTGTCTATAACATCAATATCGTAGGTATTAAAGAGGTTATTGGTTATAATATTTTCCTGTGCGAAGTTATGCCAACCTTCTGAAGCGTTTACAAAATGTGCAGTACAAAGTGTATCACTCTGACCTACGTTAATATTTCCTCCTCTTAAATAAGCAAGTTTTAATACCCTTGCGGTTGCATCTGTTTCCATACTACCTACTACGCCAAATTGACAATTAGTTGTATAAGAATTATATACAAGAACTCTCGGTTCTCCCAAATCGTCTCCAATAGTATCAGCATTTGCTTTTGTAATAGGTGTAGATATTACTAAACTTGAAGTACTTGAGTTCCCTATAGTTCTCCATCGTCCATCTATAAAACGTACAAGATACGCATTATACCTTCCACCTCTTACTTTACCACCCGCTGGAGTATAACCTTCTTCAAGATAACAGAACGAAAAATTTATAGACGAGTCTCCACGTCCTTCACTTATTGTCCCATAAAAACCTGTAGAATCAACTCGGTCTGCTGATAGTATCGTATCCTCGTCTGTCCACGTCATACCTGTATCACCCGAAGAAATCATTGACCAGTTATCCAAATGACCACCTGACCTGAATACTAATCGTAAAGAATCATCATATAGGCAGGCAAACTGAACGTAAGCCGCACCGTTAGAACTAATCTTACTGTCGGGCATTGACTGCCATTGTGTAATATCTTCAGGGTTCGTTGACCGCCAGTATTGGTAACTGTAACTATATCCAGTGAATATGTGAATATATCCGTAGTTATCAATTCCAAGTGCAGGCGTGATATGATAGTTTCCCAACTGCTTATAGGTTACTTGATATGTATCTGACCACTTACTTGTAGCGCTGTCGTAATAGCAAACATAAGTTTCAAAATCCTCACCTGCAAACGCTATATATGTTCTTCCGTTATAAGATTGAGCAGGACGACCTAAAACGTCTACCGCACCACCACCACTCTTTGCGGCATCAGTGAAATAATCATAAGGCGGTTTTTCTACACCTATCTCCCGCCATGCATAATCAGTACCATTACGTACATACCCCTCAATCTTATATTTAGATGAATCATAAATTACTGTTCCTTCGGTGGTTCTACCCGTAGTATCCCTTGCAAGAAAAGTAATATGGTCAAGATTATTCAACGAATCCGATACCACTTTCGCTGCCGTGTCTTTCGCTATCACCGACGCCGAATCAAATGCTACCTTACCTACTCCAGAGAATGCCGCTATAATACTATCGACAAAAGCCGACCCTGACATCCGCAAGGAAGAAGAATCACTCAAAATATCCAGAATGTTTGTACCATCTATTGACAACAAGCTATCAACATCCAGACTATCAAAAAACGCCCTCGCACCTAATTCGTCAGCAATCAGAATTAGCCCAAGAGAGTCCCCATCAAATACCTTCCATACAAAGACACTATCACTGTTAATCGATGTAAATCGATACGGTTGCCTTCGCTCTCCAAAACTACTATCAATCACGACAGTAAACAACAACAACACTATCGCTATAATTAATACTACTCTATACATTCTATTCTCCATAGATTATAAAACTGTAAAAACTACGAGCAACTCCAATAGGCGTAAATCCCTTCTTTCTATACGAGAAGCCCGTACCTGTTATTTCCGTAATAGACAATTCTGCAGCGTCACAGTAATCATCGCCACTATTCAATCCCCTACTATTACTAATCGAGACATTAGGTGACGACATCGGAACAGTCGGTGATCTTCCGTCTTTGTCTACTCCTAACGAAGCATACGTTATAGTTCCACTATCAGTATTGATTTCCTCATCTAAATAGTGATACATAATATCCTCTCCAGTTAGTACTGTAGCCGACCGAACAACCTTGATTCTATTCGGTGCTGACCTTGTTACAGTTACGTCCATTCTTGTCTTGTTACCTCCTTACTTAGCTGAACTTGACCTTTTAATTCACGGGTAACAACACTATCGGTATCCATAAGTTCTAAATCATACACGGCCGTTTTGAAATCAAAGCCACCTGTAGTGTCATATACGATAGTTATGATTATAGTACCTTCACCTCCGCCAAGTACCAAAATATTACCATCTCCATCAGCTACCTCCGACAACTCTAATAACGCACTGGAATCTCCCACCCTCTCACGAATATCCATCCTCGCTTTATAACCAGTTAGGTTGATAAGATTGCCGTCAGAGTCTCTCATCTCCAAGGCCTCTTGAAACTGAGCACCCTGCTCTATTACAAAGTCATATCTACCTGCACTCATCCTTTACCTCTTTGGTATATAATCAGAGAAGAACTCATTTTTCATCAGGCTCAACATTATTCTGAGTATTATTATCATCCTCATCCAGACCAATATTTAGTTCTTCTACTGCCTGATTAAGGCGCTTTTGGATAAAAGTTTCTATCTTCTCCCAGAAACCTTTGCCAAACTTAAATCTAGCAGCTTTAGATGCCCTACAACCCAAATTACGAAAAAACTTTCTCCAACTCTTTTCATTAAAGATTTTATTGACAGCAAATATAAACAGTGAAGCACTAGCACCACTAACTAATATTGGCTGTAGATGTTCGATTATCCATCCTAACATTTATTCCTCCAAACTTTTTATCTCCCCTTGATTCTATATAATTAATCAGCTTTGCTGTATCTTTAGCAAAAGCCCATTATTTGTCTGATAAGTTTATCTCCTAACCAAATGATATAGCCCTGTTGTAATTAATCCCGCATCCATAGTACCCCAGACCCACGGTTTATTCATCCAAGCCGGTGCATAATTATCTCCACTGAACTTTGGGAACACTATTCTATGTTCATTATATTCTGGTCTGTAATCAAATATTCGACCATACTTGGTGTAATCATAAGCCACATTCTGCCAAACTTCCCACATTAAAGGTGCTTCACATTTAAGGAAATGCCAAAAGAATTCACTTATTGTATAATTACCTTTTCCTACAGCATATCCTTTTAAAAAGATAGCTCCTCCAACAAAGAGCCACGTTCCATTCTTCCAAGCGTGCCAACTATCCCAGTCGGTACCATAAGTAGTATATTTAGGTGTAAATAATAAAGCATTATCCACACCATTGAAATAAGCTGCAGTCATAAGCAATGCTGTACTGCCATACCACTGAACATACTCATTCGATATAACCTTATAGGTCAACTTCACCGGATACTTTGCAACATCTTTAATTCCCCCGTATGAATGAAACGCCCAGACAAAAAGGAATATAATTACTAATATCAGGTACGTAACCCATTCTTTTTTGTCAATTCCTAGCCTGTTCCTTGCCGTTTTCATTTTTCATTAATCCTTTTCATAACTCTCCTCTTTCTATCTTAGTTTAAAAGTTAACATCAACCTCAGTCGTTCAATCCAACTGTGACTGAAGTCTCCCTTGACAGGCCCCATATAGTACCCTAACACTACTTGATGCTCCTGCCCTCCTGAAATCTTGTTATTCCCTTTTAGTGATGGGCCTATAGCTGGCATAGGAAACATATTCTCATCCTCCGTCGAAAATAATAAATAACTATTTAGTCCCCAAGTATCCTTTATCAATATTCTATATCTAGGTCCTATAGTCACCAAAGGCACTGCTTCCAACATAGTCCTCTCTTCAGCACTAGCCTTGATTACAAAGCCGAAACTGGCTGATAGTATAGATAAGCGAGTCTCATCACTTAAATCCACAGAGATTGTATCCTGTGCCATTAATATAGCTGGTAAAAATAGAATCAACAGGAATATAAACAAGCATCTCATTATTTCCTCCCTAATATAATTTTTCTTAGTTCACCTATTCCATCGTTTATCATGTCTAGCTTGTCATCCACTCCCTTGTGGATAGCTTCACAAGTATTAGTATAGACGACAGTTTTCTTATGTTCCTTCAAGTCCTGTGCAACCTTAGCTGCATTATCATCTCCAGGATTATTTCCCTTACTATTCCTACTTGGAATGAGTTTCAAAATAGCCGCTATAACAGTAGCACAAACTGCAGCTATAGCTATACTATCACCAGTAGTTAACATGTCATCTCCTTACTTGCTTACTGCGTCTTACTAATAACTCTCACTAATAGATAGTATAAACTCATCTATATCTTCCATAATAGACATAAACAAAGCAAAAGTTCTCTTAGAGTTCAAAATTGCCTTCTTATTCTTCACAAAGCCTATAGAATCACCGAGACCAATACAACCTTCTGTATCATCCTCAATGTTCAGCCAGTGAATTAGTATAGCTGTCCTTCCCGTAACGTCAACAACTTTAAAGCATTCCCCGTACTTCTCTGAGTGGTAACGTTTACATCTATATTGTTGCGGGTCTATACTAGAGATTCCCACAGCATTCAAGCGGTCTTCAGGCTCCAGCGTCCAGCAGAAAACTTGCTTATTAATCTTGAGAACACCAAAAGTCCCAAACCTCAACTCCTCAAGTCTTATCACCTCGACTATAGGTACAAGATTACCTTTAATCAAATTAGTTAGACTCATCCCTAGCCTCCTCTACAATTATTCCTTTCTCCTTCTGTCTCGCTTTAATCTTTTCTATGTCCTCCCCAGTCATGTGTATATCCAGCTTCCTTATATCCATTCTAGTAGGTGCTACAAAACCAGCCCTATCCAACAGATCTTTGGCAGCCGCATACTCTAACCTCAAATCACTATTCCTCATTGTCTCTATAATCTTTTCAACTGCCACAGGTGCTATTTCTCTAATCCTCTCAGAAACATCCATAGCACTCTCATCTCTACCATCTCTCAAAGCATTCATCTTCTCCTGAACAATAGGACTGTTCATAGTATTAGAAACAGTTTGAGGCGTAATGTTGAGCTCTCTAGCAATGTCTAGATTTGACAGCCCTGTCGATGCCAGTCTTAGAATCTCCCTATGCCTGTCCCAGACATGACCTAAGTTGTACTTTCTATTCCCTGTAGGATGCTTTCCCATTAACTTAACTCTCCCTTCAAGTAAACCTCTCCTCCTATACTATATAAATATAAAACTCAATGGAGAATTAATACAAGATACAGAATGTACATCAAATTGTCAAGACATTTCTTTGTACAAATAACTGTAGTTAACCCATAGCACAATGTAATACAACCATTAATAGTCTGTTGCATTATTCAACACCCTTTGCAAACATAGTTTGCCAGTATAAAGGTTATGGTCTTTTGCACGCAGTGCAGTGTGTGAAAATGTGCATTTGATTGAACTATAGTAGAAATGTGAGAGTGCCAGTACTATACGTTCTACTATCTCGTCCCCCTAGAGCCCCTTGTTCTATATCCATAGTTCAATGAACAATTATGTGCCATAAATCCAATAAAAACAGCATGTTACGATTTCCCTTGACATTCACATATATATTCTATATATTATGTACATCGACACACACAAAACAATTAATATATGTTTTGTTGTTCTTTGATAATTAATTAATCCCAGCAATCAATGCAATGCAGTTGATAACAATAGCATTGCGGGTGCGGGCAAATAACATAACAATTAATAGTGGGAGTAAAAGTTATGGAAAACAAGAACATTGAAAAGATTAGTTCTGATTTGTTAGACCGCAAATTGGATGATATACCTATTACGGTTAAGATGTCGACTAGGGCTAATGGAGATGTGCCTAAAGACGATAAGACAACTGGCACATTCACAGCAGTTTACGACATCTCATTGAATGACGTCCTAACAAAGGCTACAAACTCTTTTAAAATTGACTGGCAAAGGTCGGCTAGGTCAAAAGGACAAAAATTCCTTGACACTAATCCTATTGTAAAAGTTCGTATTAGTGCTCTATCAACAGTTATATCGGAGGCTAAAGCAATAGCTACTATTACAGAACAAACTGCAGGTAAAACGGATACTGAAAAGGCTGAATACCTATTGAAACAAGGTCTAATTACGGAGGATATGTTCAATCAGTTAATGAATGTGTAGACTTAATAAAGAACAATAATAACCATTAAAAAATAGGTGTTAAAATGTTAGTCGAGTTCAACATAATGGACCTAAACGGGAATGAGATACAAACACTACCAGTCGAAGTTGAAAGCATCTTAGCTATCGATGTAATAGTGGACAGTAAAAACGTGGATAGTGTTACATTGAGGATGGAGTAAACCCACAAAGAACAGTAACTTACGTATAGTGTAGGTTACTGTTCTTTTTTATTTGTTATGTTATTGTTAACTATGACACCACTACAAATTGTTATAGTTAGACCATAAATAGTTTTTCAAATGAAATGTAGGGAAATGTGTAGGGT